TTGAAGATGAAACAGTAGGTCAACAGTGGTTAGAAACACATAACAACTGGCCTGCACAAATGTGGATTCAAACATCTTACAATACATCAGGTAACAAACATTCATCTGGTGATGACTCAAAAGCATTTAGAGGAAATTACGCAGGTATAGGTTATACTTGGGATGAAGATAATCAAATCTTTTGGCCTAAACAAGGTTTTCCATCTTGGGTAAAAGACACTGCAACTGCAAGTTGGAAATCACCAATCGGTGATGCTCCTGCATTAACTGCAGAACAACAATCACAAAATGAAGCTGGAACAAATTCTTGGCATTATGTTTGGAATGAAACTAATCAATCTTGGGACTTGACAGACGCTTTAGCATAAATTAAAAAAGGTGGTGGTATGCAGAAGAAAGTATTAACAGAACAAGCTTTATATTATGGTGATGTGGCAATGCCTAAAGATTGGGAAATTGACCGGGATAAACTACAAGAAGACATTTTAAAATCAAACGTAACAGATTCACCTTTTCCATTCTCACGGACATTCGATATGTTAAATACTTATGTGAGAGATTATATAAATCTAGAATATAGTTTTACTTTAATTAACAAAGAAACGTGGGGCAATATGTATAAGCCTCAAGAAACAACAATTCCTTTATTAAATATAGATCCTGTAGATTTGAGAAACTCTCCTGATTACACACTTCTTTATGGGGTTAATGTTAAAAATTGTAGTGTTCGAATACATTACGAAGACAATAGACGTAAAGGTAGATCTTGGGATATACCATTAGAAAATAATATGTTTATTATGTTTCCATCTACTAATATGTATTATCTAACTAACAATCAAAAAGATAGCTTAAATTTTGTACAAACAATAACTTATGAATATATCTAATTACTATTGGTATTTTAGTGGTGTATTAACACCTAAATTTTGTGATGATGTTATAGAATATGCTAAATCACAAAAAGAAGTTATGGCTAGAACAGGTGGCTATGGTGATAGAAAATTAAAAAAAGAAGAAGTATTAGATTTAAAAAGAAAAAGAAACTCTGATTTAGTTTGGCTTAATGATACTTGGATATATAAAGAATTACATCCTTATGTTCATAGAGCAAATGAAATGGCTGGTTGGAATTTTGAGTGGGACAGATCGGAATCTTGTCAGTTTACAAAATATAAACTAAACCAGTACTACGATTGGCATTGTGATAGTTGGGATAAACCTTATCAAAAAGAAGGACCCGACAACGGTAAGATTAGAAAACTATCTATGACTTGTCAGTTAACAGATGGATCAGAATATAAAGGTGGTGAGTTAGAATTTGATTTTAGAAACTATGATCCACATATGCGAGACGAATCAAAACATAGAGTACAATGTAAAGAAATATTACCTAAAGGATCTATTATTGTATTTCCTAGTTTTGTGTGGCATAGAGTTAAACCAGTAACCGCAGGCACAAGATATAGTCTTGTTGTCTGGCATTTAGGAAAACCTTTTAAATAATATGAATTTTATACACAATATACCAAAAGCATATCCAAAAAAATCTTGTGAAAAACTTATTAATTGGTTTGAGGAAAATATAAATACTGCTATTCCAGGTGCAGCTAAAGATAAAAAAATTAATGATTTAGAAATTAATTTACAACTTAAACAAGAAACAGATTATTTTAATTTAGGAAAAACAATAATTAAAAGTATTAAAAGTTTTAAAAAAACTTTTCCACATATAGATAAATATATTGACAAATGGCAACTTAATCCATCTATGCAACTTATGAAATATAAAGCTAATAACTATTATAATATTGTACATTGTGAAAATGATGGATCTGTTAATTCTTTAAAAAGAGTTTTTGCTTTTATGATATTTTTAAATGATATAAAAAAAGGTGGTGGTACAAAATTTTTATTTCAAAAATTTATTGCTAAACCCAAAGCTGGTGATTTTTATATATGGCCGGCTTATTGGACACATTTACATCAAGGCATAAATGCTCCAAAAGAAAACAAATATATTATAACAGGATGGGTAGAATATATATAATATGTACATAAATAATTATTTTAACACGACCATTTGGTCAGAACAAAAACCAGAGTTTGTAAAATCTTTAAACAAAGCAAGTAATAAATATATTAGTGATGCTCGTAAAAGAGAAAAAGAATTTATAAAAAAGAATGGTGACTTTGGCAGATCCTATCATTCAACACCACTTACAGCTGACAATGATTTTTTAGATTTTAGAAATTACATTGGTCAAAAATCTTGGGAATATTTAGATCACCAAGGTTATGATATGCAACAATACACAACTATGTTTTCTGAATTATGGGTACAAGA